CTATTAGAAAAACTCAGAGAATTATATCAAACTCTTCCATTTTTCCTACAAGTAGGGGTTGAAAGTTTTTCTCAGAAAACTATCGTACTTGGAAATGGAAGTAAAATTATGACTTCTTCCTCAAAAGGGGTCAGGGGCGACCACGCTGATCTGTTGTATGCAGATGAGTTCAGTTTTTTACCCAATTCAAGTAAATTTTGGCAGGCTACGTACCCCCTAATTTCCTCCAGGCAATCAGCAAGGATAATAATATCAAGTACCCCGGAGAGCGTACACGGCGAATTTTATAATCAATACATGAATGCTGTTGCTCGATCTTCAAGATTCATTCCGATTCGCTGGTTTTGGGATAAAGTTCCTAGAACAATTAGTAACGAAGAATTTAAAAAAATAACAATAGCTAATATTGGGATAGAAGCTTGGCGAACAGAATTTGAATGTGAATTTCTTGCTTCATCAAACACCCTTATTGACGGACAGGTTTTATCGAGATTGGATAGTATTGAGCCAATAAGAGTTTATAGTAATGTATGTAATGTATATGAAGAACCTATTGATAAGCATAAATATGTTATATCTGTTGATGTGGCTGATGGTGTGGGTAAAGATTATTCTGTGATGTCTATTATTGATATAACATTAAAACCTTACAAAATAGTGGCTGTTTATAGGGATAATAAGGTATCTCCATTTGAATTGGATACATTGGTTGTTTCTTGGGCGAAGCGTTATAATGATGCGTATGTTGTTATTGAAACAAATTCTCGGGGGGCGGATGTTGCTAATCGTGTATTGAATGATCATTTATATGAAAATATGTATGTGAGAGATATGTCAAAACCAAATGGTTTAGGAATTGACATGAAAGAAACCATTAAGAAAAAAGGATGTATTTCGTTAAAGAACTTAATTGAAACGAATATGTTGGTGATTAACGACCATAATACCTTAAAAGAGCTTAAGACATTTCAAAAAACAAATACGGGTAGTTTTGCAGGGGCTAAGGGGTTACATGATGATGCAGTGATGTCCTTAGTGTTATTTTCTATATTAACCTCAGAGCCTATTTTTATTGACTTACAGGGCAGTGATAAAGATATTAATGAAACAATGCGAGAGATAAAATTAGCCTCTTTACCGCAGGAATTTTTGCTTGATGCGTTCACGTCTAATTCTTATAGTGCATACGAAGATATGGGTCACATGGCAAATTGGTTTAGTGGTAGTAATCAATCCAATCAATATGATGATGTAAATTACTTTATGAATTGGGATGATTGATGTTTTTTGATAATAGTTTTGGGGAACAAATAGGGGTTAAGAAATCATATTCTGATCTGGATTTTAACTTTAAGGTAAATCCCAATTATGGGGATATTATGCCTATTAAAGATAATGCTTGTATAAAAAACTCCATAAAAAACTTAATTATGACTAATATTTATGGAAGACCATTTAATTCATTGGTGGGAGTTGGTATTGAAGATTATATATTTGAAAAATTAGATACCATTACAATGAGTACAATTATTGTTGAGATTAAAAGGGTTGTATTAAAATATGAACCGAGGGTATCCGATTTAAAAGTGGCGATACGTCCTGATGGGAATACTGTTCATATATTGGTAATATTTTTGGTGGTGGTTACGAATGAAACGGAAACTGTAAGTTTAACATTGACGAGAGTGAGATAATGGCTAAATTTTTATCGACACTTGCAACAGAAAATACTGAGAAAATAAGTAAGCAAAAAGTTAATATATATGATACATTACCATCTCATATAGTAAATGATTCTGAGAATTTTATACAATTATTGCAGGATTATTACGAATTTTTAAATGAGAGAGGTATGCCAGTTAATGTCATAACCAATATGGTTAAGAATAATGATATTGACAGGGTTGACGAGGAATTTATTAATTCCTTAATGACTGAAACGATGCCTGATTTACCTTTAGAGCCATCAGTAAATAGAAAAATGTTTTATAAGAGGGTGGTAGATTTTTATAGAACAAAAGGTACTATAGAGGGAATTAGGGTATTCTTTAGGGCATTTTTTAACGATGCTATTGAATTATATTATCCAAGAGATGATACCTTTACATTGGGTGTTAATCGCTGGGATAGTACCCTTAAAAAGCCACAATTTGATGAAGATGACAATTTAGTTGGATATACTTTTGGGGGGTGGGTTAATAACAAAGGTATGTTATCAACAACACAATATATAACGGATGGGCGATATTATCAACCATATTCTTACGTTATTAAATCAGGTTTAAATATCTCTAAGTGGCAATATGTTTATAATAAAGTATGCCATCCCACAGGGTTTGTATTTTATGGGGAAATTTCAATATTTATTGAACTGTTGGATACAAATGATAATTTATTTAGAATGCCTACGAACCAACCAGGATTTACACGACCATCTGAACTAGAACAAGAAATTCTCATAGAATTGTTAAAAGATACGCCTTACTCTGAATCAGTTGAAATATTAATCCGTAGATTGATAAAGATAGAAGCTGATTTTAGAACAAGCACTACACGAAAAGAAAATCATCACCACGATATGTATTTTTCTTTATCTGACATAAGGCAATATTATGAATATAACGTAAGACAAATTGATAGCGTTGAAAATTTACCAGGCACATACATTACAAGACCATTCTTCTTTACAACGGAGGATGATTATGTATTCCTTACTGAGGAAAGTGAGAGATTACAACTTGATTTTATCAGTAGTATTGGGGAAGTTGTGAGTGGATTTAGTAGAGGATTTAACATTGGGTTCTTGAATTAACCTAATTATAGTAAAGAGGATTTATGTTTAAAGAAGATGAGGGTACTGGAACAGATGGTGGTGTAGATAATACTCCTTCAACATCGGTTGGTGGTATAGCATCATATTCTTTCATGTTGACGAAAGCACTTAAAAGAAAAAATATATTGAGTGTTACGGGCGATGAATATAAAAAAATATGCAAAGATTCAGAAGATAATATAGTGGCTAAATATGGTAAGAAAACACCTTTTTTAATCACAGACGGAAAAAAATATACATTAGTGAGTAAATTATGAAAAAAGAACAAGTATTAGGAATTTTAAGACACGTTTTAACTGGGGTTGGTGTTTTAGCTGTATCAAAAGGTTACGCAGACGAAACAACTGTCATGGAAATTGGTGGTGGTATTGTTGCTTTATTGGGAACGCTTTGGTCTGTATTTTCTCCAGACAAGAAAAAAGGTAATGGTTATTAATGCTATTACCTTTTGCTTTTTTCTATAGCACAAGCTTATCAGTACCAATATTAACATTTGTAAGTTCCACTTATGATACAGTATCATTGAATTGGACAACAGATGACGATAGAGAAGTATCTGATTATCTCATAGAATATAAGCAAAGCTCAGGGGGCGTTTGGATAGTATTTATGGACGGCTTATCCCCCGATAAGGACGTTGACGTAACGGGGTTGACAAATAGTACATCGTATGATTTTAGAATTAAAGCGGTAAGATATGATGTGCAATCTAATTATTCAAACATAATAACAACTACAACACCATCTGTATCATTTACAAATGGCTTCAATATAGGATTTAATTAAAAATGGCAGTAAGAGATAATTTAACAGCCCTTCGGACTGCGGTGGGAATATCAATAAACGATAATACTTCGGGAGATATAACCCCTGCTGATGTAAGAACATCAATTATAGATACTATAGATACCTTGGAAAGTGTATCAGTCCAAAAATCTTTATTTGATGCACATACTATTCTACAAGCAACTACTGATGACACGCCTGTAGCATTAAGTGTTCCTCAACAAACTGTTGTGGGTAGAATAACTGGGGGGAATATAACAGCTTTAACTGCTTCCCAAGTGAGAACTTTAATTAACGTTTCAGATGGTGCAACACCTGACCAAAATGTGTTTAGTCAAATAGCAGTTTCTGGTCAATCAAACGTGGTGGCGGATTCAACAACAGACACTTTGACATTGGTTGGCTCTGGTAATGTTACGATTACAACAAACGCAACAACAGATACGATTACAATAGCGTCAACTGGGGATTTAGTAGCCTCAAATAATTTATCAGATTTAACAAATGCAGGAACTGCCCGAACAAACCTTGGATTGGCAATCGGTACTAACGTACAGGCGTATTCAGCTGTTTTAGCAGGTACAACAGCCTCATTCACGACTGCTTTAGAAACAAAATTAAACGGCGTAGCAACAAATGCTGATGTAAATACAATCAATTCTGTAACGGCAGGTATTACAGGTGCAAGTCAAGTAACAAATGTGGTTTCAATATCACAAGCAAATTATGATGCTATTGTGACTAAAAGTGCAAGTACCCTTTATATTATTGTTGGGTAATTATGAAATTAGGAAATAAAAATAACAATAAATTATATATTGGTAATGATGCTGTAAATAAAATGTATATTGGCAATACTTTAGAGTATGATAATTCATTATGGACATTGAATGATACTACAGTTTTTGCTTGGTATGATATGATGCAGGGTGTTGTAAATGCAGGTGCGGGTAAAGTATCAGCATGGAATGATGCTATGGGTACTGCTGAAAGGAATATCACCGCACCAAGTACAGGTAATAGAAGACCAACCATAACGGCTGATGGTGTAGAATTTAATGGTACATCGGAATTTTTATCCAATATTAATCCATTTATGTATGGTAAAACTGAAGGTGTTCATATCATTGCGATTATGTCTGCCCCTGAAAGTGGTGGCGTTGCAAAAAGAGGAATTTCCGAAGCAAATTCGGTGAATAATATACAGAATTATTCTCTTCTATGTCAAGATAATGACACAGGGAATCATGGAAAAATCACTCAAGCAATGAGAGATAATTCTGCTTTTGATACCATTATCTTTGGTGGTAACACAAGAGCAAATATTGCTTGGGATAACATAAATTTTAAAATGATAGAACATATTGATACCACAAGTCAAATAAAAACAGCAATAAATTGTGATGATGCCGATGGCACGCCAATCACATACGAAAGACCAGAAGTGAGAATTAGTCCAGCACCTCCAGTGCCAGCAATGACATTGAATACATTTGCTATAGGTGCTATGGATAGACTGGCTGATGCTTCGTTTATGCAGATGAAAATTAAATCTTTAGTTATTTTACCAGGCGATATTACTACAGATATTCGTCAAAGAACACAAGGGTATTTAGCACATAGATACAGCCTAACTTCTCTATTACCCAATGCCCATCCTTATAAAACAAATCCACCCACCAGATAATAGTTTATTGTAATCTAATTACAGTAAACGGATTAGCAATGGTTAAACTATCAGAATTTGATACATCAAAAGTAACACTCGACAGCACAGATAGGCTGTTAATAACGGATATGCAAACTAATCCGCCCTCGTCTAAGTATCATACATTTAGTAATTTAAAAAATAGTATAATACAAGATCAAACTGCTACTATAGAGGGTTATGTTGAGGACGCTTTAGATTCAAAGGTTGATGCACAATTAGCACAAGCCAACGCTGAGATAGTTTTAGATAATGTCGTTGCTGTTGCGGAGGCTGTTGGCAATAAAGTATTTTATAATACATACGCTTTAGCAAACACTGCTGTTGGTGGTTTATCCAACTTACAGGTGGTGGAAGTATTTGCTGATGAAACTAAAGGGGGTGTGAGAACTCTTTATCGTAAAGAGGGTGGTATTTTAGTATATAAAGCAACAGCAGGGGTTTCCGTTGAAGACCCATTTACACCCATAAAAGAATCCCCAAATATATTTTCCCCAACTATAATAAGAGATATATTGGAAAATAAAATATATCTGAATATGTTAAACCCTACAGTTGATGGGGTAACTAATTTATCCCCCAAAATACAAGCGTGTTTAGACGAAGTAGCAAAAGAATCTCGTAGGGGTAGGCGAGAAGTAGTTATTACTGGTAAGGGAAATTCCAATTTAATTGGGTTAAGATCTCGTCTGTTTATGCCTACGAAATGTAGTTTGATTTTTGATACAGACACGACATTAATTCCTTTAATTGCAGATGTGTATGGAATACGATGTGAGGCGAGTTATCCAACGGTATGGGATAATTTAGTAGTAGATGGTTTAAAATATAAAGATAGAATAACCATAACAAATGCAAGTGGTGCTACATATAATACAGGGGATTGTATTGTAATACGGTCACAAAAACTTATTGATACTTCTCCGAATATACAAGGGGCTAAAATTGGTCAGCAATGTAAAATTTGGAAAAAAGAGGTGGGTGCGTCAAACACAATACTCCATTTAGACCAATGCTTAAACTACACATATTTATTGTCTGATACAGCACAAGTAGGAAAAATATTAAATCCTAAGGAAGATATAAGAATATCGAATTTCCGCATGGGTGAAGATGGTAGGGACATAAGAGGTGGTAATGCTATTACTCTTGAATTTGTTGATGGTGCTAGAATTGAAGGATCAATTATTAAAAATTTAAGAAACCCCAATAATGCTAACTTACAGTCAAAAAACGGTATTACAATAAATGGCGGAAGAAATATAATAATAGAAAATACATTTGTTTCACGGGCAGGTTGGTATAGTGTTGGGATACAGGGATGTGCTGAAAATATAAGAGTTTACGACTTAGAATCTTACTATCCAAGACATCATACATCATTAAATTGGGATAACTTTGACCACGAACCACAAGATGTTTATATAAAAAATGCACGGGGTTATTTTGCTTATTTTAGTGGTTTCGATACGCATGACGTGGGGATTAATACACATTACGAAGATGTAATATCTGTTGCTTCACAATTTGATGCAGGGTTTCAATTAAGAACAAGTGACGTAAAATTCACAAGAGTTAAAGCCTATGGAAACTATACAGCAGGTATTATATGTAGAACTGAAACAGGGGACGTTACAAAATTAGGTAGATATTATATAGAAAATTCTGAATTTGATGATAACCTAAGGGGTGGTGTTAATATGCCTGCATCATTTGATATACATACATCTAAAATAAGAAGAAATGGTTTTGGGGAATCCTATTCTGGAGGTATAACAACACGAGGTGGGTTAATCAAGGATTGTGTTATTGAAGAAAACCACGACAATGCTATAATTTATGGTAGAAGCTTGGATTGGTTTGGTGTGTCCAATGAAAGATTGGTTGTTGATAATATTACAGCCCCTGCAAGTGCAAACCAATTTAGATTATTTTCAAATAGTGATGTTTCACGCACAACAGATACAAGATTTGATTTGTTAGAATTAAAAAATTCTTACGTTCCTGGTTATTCTGATAAAGCAAAGTTCTTCACGTCTGGTGCTGTAACAACAACTAGCACTACAACAGGTGCAACTCCGCCATCACCCCCCGTAACTGAAACAACAACGGTAACTTCTGACGCTGTTGAAACATCAACCGCCACAGATAACATATCAACAACAGTAACCACAGTAACAACGCCAACCATAACCACAGTAACAACAACAACTGTAACTACACCCAAAATACAACCAAACCCAGGTAAGGTCGTTCATTCAAATAATAGATGGGGTACTGATAAAACATTTGGTTATGCACAGTTAGTTGGTGGTAAAGCGTATGTATCAAATAATAATGTTTGGGATTTTTTAAGTAACAATTATTTAGAAGCAGAAAGTCCTAGACCTAGAATACAATTAACACAAGAAGGTGTATCAAACACCTTCGATGGCATACCAAACAAAGGTTTTGCTGGCACAAGTATAGGTACTGGGGTAGCCAATCTCCCTGATGAGTGGGTTATTGGTTCGAGTGGGTTAGGTGTTTTAACTTTAAGTGTGGTAGGATTTAATGCTAATATAGCTGAACCTTACGTTGATGTAAGGATAAATGGTACTAGCTCCACTACAGCTTGTTCTATTAACTTTGGTAGTTCTTCAGCATTAACCACTATACAAGCTACAGTTGGGACTGTTTGGAACACTTCATATTCAATAGATTTAATAGGTGGTAGCATGGCTAACGTCAATTCTATCAATCATGTTTTAGCAGAATACAACGTTTCAACTGATTTAACCACCCAAGTAGATGGGTTTCCTTTTGTTATAACGTCAACAGACACATTGTTTTCAAAACAATGGACAGTGACAAATGCTAATACAAATAGAATAAGACCTGGGTTTAGATTTCTATGGTCTAACAATGTTGCGTTAAATTTTACTATCCGTATAACAAAGCCGAGATGTATTTTGAATGCAACAAGAGCGGAGGGTACATTAATTGTTGATGAAATTAGAAACAATGTAGGATTTTCTATTGGAATGTATAAAGCAGATGGAACATTAGTAAATAGTAATGCTGTTGTAAGATACGACATTATCTAATTAATTTATGATAGTAAATGAAGATAAATTCCGCATAAAAAGCATCGCAAAAGATGCTTTAGGCAATAAAAAAATAAATATATCTTTTGTCCCTCCAAATGATGATGACGCATTGGGTATAGCATCTTCGTATAATTCAAATTATTCAAACGCTTATACCCCATCATATAATACTAAAAACTCGGACTTCTTTAGGGGGATACAAGATTGTAGAATTATATCTCTTCACCCCTTAATTAAAAAAATGTTGGATCATATTGAGGTGGAGGCTTTTCCTGTATCAAGTGATGTCACAGGCAGATCAAGTAAAATTAATGTAAAAATAGACTTGGATGATTTAAGAGAAGAACTTGGCGAAAACATTTTAAACGAGATTGACAAGTCTTTTAGAAAATCTATGCGTCTGCTAAATTTTAAAACGACAGGTGCTAAAAAGTTTAGAAATTGGTATGTTGATGGTAAACAAGCGTACCATGTTATTACAAGGGATAATAAAGAAGGTGTTCTTGAGCTTAGAGAACTTGACGTAGCTAATCTTAGAAAAATAAGAAAAGAAGTACGAGAGAAAATTGACGGTATTGAAGTTATAACTGATTATGAAAATAAATATATTTATACAACACAATCAAATAATACTTTAATGGATTATGGTAATCAAATTGACGGACAAAATATAGAAATTGACGAATCCGCCATTATATATATTACCAGTGGATTATTAAATGAAACAAAAACAAGAACCGTATCACACTTAGAGCCTCTAGTAAAACCAACACAAACATTAACAATGATTGAGGATTCTCATGTCATTATGAGGGTTGCTAATGCGTCAAGGACAAGAATATTCTATGTTGACATTGGTATGCACCAAAGTACCAGGGCTGAAAAACATATTCAACAAATACAATCAAAATTAAAATTTAATGTGGAATATGATACTAAAACTGGTCGGTTAAGAGATAATAGACGCTTTGTAAGTGTACTTAATGATATTTTTATTCCACGTTTATCAGGGTCAAATCAAACAACGGAAATTAAGCAATTACCAGGGGACGAGAATATTGATAAAATCCGTGACCTTGAATATTTCAGAAGTGATTTAATAGAAAAATCAATCGTACCAAAACAACGACTAACAGCAAATCAAAGTTTTTCTTTAGGAAAGTCCAATGAATTATCAAGGGAAGAATCAATATTCCATAAACAAATTGAGGGGCTTCGTCAAAGATTTGCGGATTTATTCCATGAAACAATAAAGCGTGATTTAATTATTCGTAAAATTATGTCTGGGGACGAATACGAATATTATAAAGACGACATATACTTTATATTCCCC